TTATCTGGGATGGGATTAGGTGGAAGACTTGGACATCGTGAACACGGAAGTATTGGTCGTGGTGCTGGTATGATTCATTTTCTACCACCTGCATTGATCTCACAACCTTTGAGTGCTAATTTTCAGATGTCACACTTCTTACCCGTTCAATATCAAAAATATAACGATGGTCCCGGCATGGTAATAGGTGCTGGACTTGGTGGCGGACTTTACGGTGGTGGGCTTTATACCTACTAATTAATAAATATATATTCCAATATTCCAATTATTCCAAAAAAAAGGCTATATTTTAAAAAGTATCTACATAAGTATAATATTAGAGTATGTTTGTAAAACGGGCTGTTTTTTTGGAATTATTGGAATGTGGAATTGTTGGACAAATATATGAAAGTATGTCGCGATACGGACTTAAAAATATAATGTTATATATGTGTAATATAAACAATGTCATTAACCGATACTCAAATTATAGATTTAGCCCGTAAAATGTCAGTTCCATTAGCTGACGTGTGTTTCAAGGACGAACTAGAATCACCACTAGAATTTAACAAATGTTACATCATCAACATAGAAGATAGCGTAGATGAAGACGGACGACCTAACGAAGGCACACACTGGGTGTATTTACAATGCAACAAATACCCAAATGGTAAATGCGAATCCATCTACTTTGACCCTTACGGAAAACCACCACCTGAAAATGTCAAGAAAGTTGCTAAGACAACAACCAAACAACAAGGGTTACCATACACTGAGGTTGATGTTCAATCGCTTATGAACAATGCGTGTGGTTTCTACTGTCTAGCCCTAGGTCACTTCGTAAACGCGTCGCAATACCGAAGCGGCGATTTGTACACCGATGTAAATTGCTTCCTAGAAATGTTCGACGATTTGAACAAATCTGTGGATTTCAAAAAGAACGAATACATATTAAAGCACTTTTTCCGTAGTGCTGATCCCGCTTTGCGAAAAGAAATAGATGTTATCAAACCTGTTGATAGTATCACATCAGAAGACACAAAAGGTGGTATAGACGGGTTCCGTGTACCCGTAGATATCAAATATGTGTAGATACAACTTAAAGAGATAATATTATATATATATAATAAAGAATGGAAACCACTGACATTAAAGATGTTGTTGTTAAATACTCGTCGTACACCGATGCGCAACGTAAGGCAACACAAAAATATAGATGCAATAATAGAGAGAAGGTTAATGAACAACGTAAAAAATATTACAAGATTCGAAAAGATGCTGATCCATCATTTCTAGAATACAAACGAACCAAGGCAAAGGAGTACTACCAAAGGAAAAAAGCGGTTCGCGATAGTCAAAGCAATTCTACCAATAAAATTGATTTTATTGATGATGTCAAACCATGTGATCCGGACGAACAGAAATTACCTGAGCCTATTGTTGAGGAAGTCAAACCGGTTGTTGAAGAAGAATGTAAACCAGATGTTAAACCAGAAGTGGAAGAACCAAAAACAAAGAAATCCAAGAAATCCAAAAAATCGCAGTAAGTAATTACATGCACAATTATTTTATCCCAACGTATTTTCATATTGTATAATAAAGCCCTTATCAAAGGCTTTTATTATGTCATCTACACTATTATCCAAAAATAAAAAACCTAATTTATTCATATGTGTCATCATCGTGATAATTTTAGATTATATCTTTCATATGATAAATCCTATATATTCCATATATTAACTATTTTGAGACTTACAATGTTCAATATTGTAAATCTTATAAATTTTTATGATGTCGTGAGCATGTGAAAAGTTCAATTGTATAAAAATCAAGTTTGTGACTGATGTAAATCATAGAAATAATATAAGTTCATTAATGAAACAATATTTTTGATTTGACATCGTCATTAACATATTGTTTATCCTTACAATATTAAAATACACGCTCATTATACATTGTAAAACCTTACTTAAGATCAAATTTACTTCGTAAATTCGAAACAAAGAAAGGTTTTACGGGCATTTCAATGAGCGTTGTATTTATTAATATTGTGGATAATAACAATATTGTTATGACTGATGATGTCAAATCAAATATTGAATCATTAACTAATGAACTTATATGTGCTATTTCTATGATTTATCATCGTGATCAAAAACTTGATTTAGTTTATACAACTGAACTTATTTCACATGCACGAGTCATCGAAAAAAAATTTATGCATAAGATTTTTGATATTGAACATAATTGTAAGTCTCAAAATAGTGAATATATCTATGGAATATATGAGAGGCTTTATCATATTCAAGAAAGATATAATCTAAAATTGTTTATCACGATTATGGACAAAGATATGAATAAAGTATCAGGTTTTTTATTATCAAGTATAATAGATGCTCCGATGACAAAAAAAGGAAAACCTTCAAAGAACGGCAAATTTACAACACTAATCAAAGGGTTCTTTTGGTAAAAAATTAAAAATTAAAAATTAGATTTTAAAAATTAAATTTTACTTTTATATTACATTTTTTTTATAAGGAATTTTTCTAATTCAATTTCTATAATATATTTATTTTTTAATTTTAAATTTTAAATTTTAATTTTTATATTTAACTTTAATATATAATTTTTTTATTATAACTTTTATATATTTATTTTTTTAATTTTAAATTTTAAATTTTAATTTTTATATTTAACTTTAGCGTGTGTGTATATATATAATTCATATATGTATATATTTAAAAATTGATTAAAATTATTATTTTTTTAATGATGTGTATCCATCGTAAAATTTATTTGATTTTAAAATTTAATTTTTTTATAGATGTGTAAATATTTAACGTGTGTATATATAAGGAAAATAATATTAATATTTTAAAATAAACTAATATATTTTTTAATGATGTGTATCCATCTTAAAATTTATTTGATTTTTTAAATTCAAATTTTTAATAGATGCAAATAGATAGACCACGTGTATATATAAGGATTTGTCTAATTCGATTTATAAGGATTTGTCTAATTCAATTCTATATTATTTTATTTTTTTAATTTTAAATTTTAAATTTTAATTTTTATATATAACTTTATTAATTATTTTTTTATTTACTGAATATATATTTTTATTTTTTTAATTTTAAATTTTAAATTTTAATTTTTATATATAACTTTATTAATTATTATTTTTATTTACTGAATATATATTTTTATTTTTATTTTAAACTTTAAATTTTAATTAATTATTTTATTTACAGAATATATTTTTATAATTTTAATACAAAATAATTTAATTAATTAATAAAATACTGAATATATATAATATACTTTTATATTTTACTATTAAATTGTACAGGTTTATTTAATAATTAAGGATTAACTTTCATTTAATGATGGAATCTCTTAATTAAAAATTTTTAATTAAGTAAAATATATTTTATTTGAAAGTTAATGCTTAACTATCAGATAAACCCCCCCATATAATGGTTATAATTTAATATTTACATTAATATATAAAGCTATATTTAGTTTATATATTAATGGACACTATAACTTCAATTTATATTTTATGTATTACAATTTATATTACAGTTTTTTTTGTAATTCAAAATATAATTAATAATAATACACTAAAAGAATTAGATAAATTACAATTTGATAATCGTATAAAGTTGAATGAGATATCTATCCTTAAAATTCACATTACAAATATGAAGGATACACTTCTTCATATTGTTAAGACAATACCTTTTAGAGGTGAGAAATGGATGCATGAAATATTAAAAGAAGAGTTAGACAAAAATATTAAACTATGGGATGCAACCGCTGCTAGAAATACTGACAATATTACTTATGATGATTATAGTTACGATACTAATAGTGAAGATATTGAAATTATATCAGATTCAGGTTCTGAATAAATAAATTAATAATTATAATAATATATATTAAATATTATTATATAAATTAAGTTTGACTATCTATTAAATCTATAATAGCTTGTGCATGTGCTCTAATTTTTATTAATAATTGTGCTTCATCAGTAGATGATGTATGTTGTACATTTGGTTTATTATGTAAAGATGGATCGGGCTGTGTATATTGTTCTCCAGTAAAGGCTGATATAGATGACATCACATCGCTAAATTTTCCTTGATTTAATTTTTCCATTAAATCATGATATACATACATATTGATTTTATTTTGCTTTAATAATTTAGCTAATATTTCCTTTGGAGTTTTTGGAGGAGGTGGTTTCTTAGGTGCTTTAGGTTTAGGTTCTTTAGGAGCTTTAGGTTTAGGTTCTTTCTTTGCTTTACCTTTAGGAGGTTCAGGTAATGGTTCTGGTTCTGGTTCGACGTGAACCACTTTAGGTTTATGATTACTTACCATTTTATCAAACATCTTTCTAACATTATCTATCTTACCTTCGGCTAATTGTTCCATTAAATCACGGTATTGATACATACTAAGTATTCCATCTTCTAATTTATCAACTATTTCACTTTTTAATGTTTCTTCCGGTGTTAGTATTTTAAGCTTTGGAGGCATTATATTTTATTATAATATTAATTAATGTTATATCTTTATACACCTATCATAATGTATTGTTTATATATATTCCAATATTCCAATATTCCAAAAATATTGAGGTTTTTAAAAAGTATCTACATAAGTATAATATTAGAGTATGTTTGTAAAAACGGCCTTTTATTTGGAGCTTTTGGAATTTGGAGTATTATATTTTTATTAGTTAAAATCCAAAATAATAATTATAAAAAAATGGAATAAATATATACACTAAAGAGACTTAAAGAGATATTATCTTATATAATTAATAATGGACAGTGAATACCCAACTATGATGGAATACCTCAATATTCTTGATAATGAATACAAGACTGCCTTATTGTACAAAGAGTTCAGAAATAACAATCATGTATATTCAAAGAAATATTTATATGGTTTTAATATGGATGATAACTCATGTATGCTTTGGTCAGAAATCTCACCTAAAACTATTATGAATGATATCTCACGATTCTTAGATTCGACTATGAGATATTACTTCAATAATCCATCTACGGATAAAGGTGAACTTGAGAAATTAATTAAATTAACAAACAGAATGAGTTCAGACAACAAATTAAGAGGTATCTATAACCGGTATGAAGCTGAGATTATCGATGATACTTTTATGGAAAAATTAAATAGAACATTACCTCATCACTTACCTATTAGCAAATGTAGAAAAATTGATTTACGAACCGGTGAAGTTACACCATTGACTAAAAAAGATTACTTCACGTTTGCTTGTCCTGTAAGATATACACGTAAACGATCACCCGAACTTATGAAGATGCTTAATGATATTGCTTGTCATAAAGCGGATGATTTAGCTTACATACAAAAGATGTTAGGTTATGGATTGACCGGTCATATTGATAGTCGTGTTTACTTCATATTATTTGGTAAGGGTTGTAATGGTAAAACTGTTTTACTAAATCTTATGTCAAAAATATTATGTGATCAGTATCAATCTGTATCTAAATGCGTGTTTATTAATAGTAATACCGGTAAGACTGGTGGTTCTGAAGTGTTACAATTGAAGAATTGTAGGATGGCTACTTTTTCCGAGACAAATGCTAATGATGAATTAAATGAAGCAATTATTAAAATGATTAGTGGTAATGATCCTATTACTGCTAGAGGTTTGTATAAAGATCCTATGACCTTTGTACCAATGTGTAAATTAATTTTATGTACAAATTTTAAACCTGATTTCAATGCTAATGATAAGGCTAATGTAGATCGTGTTAGACTAGTACCGCTTAATGCTCGTTTTGTTGAGAAGCCATCAAAGGCGAATGAATATCAACGTATTAACGGTATTGACAAATTGATTGAAACAAATTACTTAGATGAGTTCTTCTCATGGTGTGTTGATGGTGCTATTGAGTACTATAAATCGCCTGAGTTTACTCCTGTTGGTGAAATGTTAGATGCACAAAATGAATACATACAAGAACAATCTAATATATCTAATTTTATTGATGATATGTTTGATGTTAGTGACGATACAAATGTTGTCTTGAAAACTGAAATTAAAAATAGTTATGATGTTTGGTGTAAGGAAAGTAGTGTTAAACCAATGAAGATGGGAGTGCTATATAGTGCTTTCGATGATAGGTTTGGTAAGTCTGTTAAATCCGGTGCTAAAGATACTAAGAATAAATGGGTTTACAAAGGTCTTAAATATAAAAATGATGAGGTCAATGCTGATGATGATCTTGATGTATAATTCAAATATTAATTTAATGTTTGTATTATTCTATACTATGTATGCTTATCTATTGCATCTATTATTTTCTTTGCTTTCTTTGATGCTTTTACTAATACTTTTGTATCTTTTATTTCTGGTTGTGGTGTTGATAATAGATCTGTTACCTTCTCTGAGATTTTATCACGTTTAGCTCTTGGTTTCTTTTGTTTAATGGTTTTATCAATGTCTAATAATAAGTTATCAATTGAAATAGGCTCTTTTTTAGGTGGGTTTGTTAGTTGTGTATCCATCATTGATATAAGCGTATCTCCTATTTCTTTTGTCTTTTTAGATGAGGATTTCTTAACACGTGGTATATTACTTAACATATCAAATGTATCATCGATTACTTTAGATTTCTTTGATGTCTTTTTGATTTTTGGAATATTACTTAACATATCAAATGTATCATCAATTATTTTAGATTTCTTTGATGTCTTTTTGATCTTTGGTATATCAAGCATTGATGTAACTTCATCTATCATTTTTCTCTTTTTCTTTTTCTTTTGTAATTGGTCTAAGTCATTTAATAGCTTGTCATATTCTTGTGTTACATTTATATCACTACTATGTTTCTTTTTCTTTTTTGATTCTGTATTTTTAATCATCTCTTTTACGTCTTCAATTATTTTGGTTTTATCTTCTTTCTTTTTGTTTGGTTGTTTATTTGGTATGTATTCACCGTTAACAAACTTACCGTATTTTTCCATTTCTTTACTTTTTGCTACTTTTTTTTCATATTCCTCCTTTAATCGTCGTACGTTTTCAATACGACGTTTAACGTCTTCGACAATACCTCCAAACATAGAAGGTAATAAATCTTTTTGTTCCCAAGCATCTTGTTCTTGGTTAGTTGGTATAATGTGTCCAATATAAGGCATAATTAATATATATTATTATATAGTATATATTAATTGTTTAATTACCTTTTTTTAATATTCAATTATCTTTTTTTAATATTCAATTATAAATTTTTCTATAGGAATTAAAACAGCATTAAATTTTGTACCTTTTTGATCATCATGTGCATAAGCACACTTGTAAACACGAAGTATAAAATCATCTGATAATAATTTATCATTTGTATAATCATATACACCTATTACTTTACTAAATGCACAAGTAATTTTAAAATCATATGGTGTAGTTTTACCATTGAGTTTTTCATTAAATTCTCTATTGAATTTTTCATATCCAACGCTACCAGCTTTTGTACATTCTATCTCAGTTATTTGTCTGTTTACAAACGTTGGAATGAATTTTTGACCTTGACTTTTTTGAACATGCGACATCATTTCTCGAGTACTTGGACTATCATTATAATTATAATTTTCTGGTATGACAATAGGGTTAAACTTATTCATTGAAACACCAATACCAATATAACGTGCATTTTTATAAAAATCTTTATCAAATTCATCTTTATTAGTTAATATTTTATTATATATCTTAATTATTTCTTTTATTTTTTCTCGTTCTTTGGCATTAGTTTCATTCTTATAGTCTTGAATAAAGTTTCTTAATTTATTTATAAGTTCATCGTAATAAATTTTTTTAAGTTCGATATTTAGATTACATAATTTCATATAATTAACACCGGTATATTTTTTCATTTCATTAATTATTTTATTATTAAAATCAATGTTATCTGCGCAAAAATATTTACCTGCTCCAGTTTTTAATATATCTTCAACAATAAAATCAGATACCTGAAAGTTTGGATTATTAATTTTATATAATGTTCGAGCTATTGTATTATTTTTTCCACAAATACTAAACTCTTCAGCTTTTCCTGGTGAATTATATTCATGGTCATATAAATTATATGTTTTACCTTCTTTATTTTTTCCTGTTTTTTGTGTTCCATCACTATTAAAAAATTTAGATTTATTATTTACTATAATAGTTTCAGCATAGGCTTTACTTTTATTTTCGTCTGGGAAAGTTTTTCTAAATTTATCAATCTTTTTACTTTCCTCTGAATTTTCGTCATACTCTTTATCAAACATTTTATTATACATTTTATTAATTTTGCCAATATAACCGTTAATTTCCTCATCGTAAATATCATTTTTTGATAATATTGTTCTTTCATTGTTGATCGGATCCCAATATGCTTTTATTATATTTTCTGCTTCAGTCTGTGTTTTAATATTTTGTTCAAAAGGTAAAATTTTTTCGGTTTGTACCGTAACTGTATTTAATTCATTCTTACCATTTTTATTAACAATTACTTCAGCAATAAACTGTTTTATTTTATACATTTTATTTAATGTTTCCATCAATTCGTCTATATTTTTTATATATATCTCAACCAATGATGTATGATATTTATCAGTTTTATTTTTAATTTTATCTAACTCTATAATAGAATTAATAATTTTATTTTTAATAACGGGAGATATTTTTTCTTGAATTTCAGATTCAGTTACTTGTTTTGTTGGATCTTTTTTATTTATATAAGCTAATGTAAATATTTCTTCGTCAAAATCTTTAAAATTTTTATTTAATAAATTTATCGCTGCTTGTTGTAATGGAGTTATTGCATTTGCTTTTTCTTCTTCTGCTTTTTTCTTTGCTTCTTCTTCTTTTTCTTCAGTTTTTTCAATTTTATGTTCTTTTAATATTGTTTTTAATAGTTTATTTTCTTCATCTTCTACTTTTACTGTTTTTGCTCTTCTAATTGGTACTGTGACTTCTTTTTTATCATCTTCATCATCTTCATCATATATATCTGTTTTTGGTTCACCTACATTAGATGATTGTGATTTTCGTGCAATATCTAATAGTCTTTCATAATCTTGTGCGCGGTTATAATATTCCCTATTATTTGTTTTAGTAAACATTTTATAATTTTCTGTCATATTATTTTCTAAAGTTTCTATATTAAATGTAGGTGAACCTTCACTGCCTCCTAAATTATCTTCAGAAATCATACCGCCTTTACTTCGACCAATCATTTTACGTAATGGTCTATATCCTAATGCTCCACGTCCTAAACGGACAAACGGGTTGTACCCGCCGTTTAAATGTATTATATATTGTTGCATAATATTATTAATACTTATAATTAATAATATATGTTTATATTCTTTTAACTCTCTTTTATACACGATATACTTAAATATCTCCATATTCCAATAATTCCAAAAAAAAGGCCGTTTTTACAAACATACTCTAATATTACTATTATGTAGATACTTTTTATAAAACTAACTTATTTTTGGAATATTTGGAATACTGGAATATATATATTTTAATATATAAACACAGAAATAAAATACTGAAATCATTTAAATCAATATTAATATTAATTATTATAAATGGAAAGTATAAAAGATTATATTAAAGAACAACGACCTAACCTAAGCAAACAAAGTATAAGCACTTATACTTCAATCCTTAAAAATTTATATATTAAGGTTTTCGGTGATGGCGATGACATCGACATTAAGAAGTTTTCTGATACAGATAAAATATTAGAACATCTGAAAACATTAGAACCAAATAAACGTAAGACAGTGTTAAGTGCATTGGTTATACTTACTGATAAAAAAGAATACAGAGATCAAATGTTAAATGACATACAATCATACAACGAGGAGCAACACACGCAAGAAAAAAGTGATAAACAAAACGCCTCTTGGGTTGAAGGATCTGAAATTAAACAATTAATAGATACACTAGGGAAAGAGGTCAATCTCATCTATAAAAAATTACTATTTACAATGCACGACTATCAAACCATACAAAATTACATCATATTATGTTTGCTTGGTGGTGTGTATATTCCACCTAGGCGTAGTAAAGATTATGTCGATTTTAAAATTAAAAATATTGATAAATCTAAAGATAATTATTTAATTAAAAATAAATTAGTATTCAATTCATATAAAACTGCTAAGACGTATGGGCAACAAGAAATCATCGTACCACCTGAACTATTAAAGATCCTCAGAAAGTGGATTAAATGTAACCCTACTGAATATCTACTATTCGATAGTAATAAACATCAATTGAGTAATGTGAAATTAAACCAACGACTAAATAAATTATTTGATCATAAGAAGGTCTCGACGAATGCATTGCGTCACACATTTTTAAGCGAAAAGTATCAATCAACTATTAAAGCTAATAATGATATGGCTAAAGATATGAAGGACATGGGTTCTTCTACCATACAGGAACGTGTGTATATAAAAAAATTATAAGTATATTCCAGTTATTCCATTATTCCAAAAATATTAAAGATTTTAAAAACTATATACATAAATACAATATTAGAAAAGGTTTGTAAAAACTAATATAATATTGGAATTTGGAATTAACTATCAGAATCAGAATCAGAGTCTGACTCGTATTTAACTTGTTTCTTCTTCTTTGCTTCAGTTCGTGGTATGTTTTTAAGAAATTCACCTAAATTGTAGTACTCTAACCATCCTTTGCGGTACTTCTTATCACGTGCTACTCTTCCGCCTGTTATAATCAATGGTCTGAGTTGAACACTTACTGCATCATTATAAACTGCTTTTAATTCATCTTTATCGAGATCTGATGACCATTCGTTCATAATAGCGGTTTGTTCCCTTTTACTTCCTCCTAAATCCAATAGAACTAAATAACTGCTATTTTTACGTACAAACTTAGGAATATCATAATAACTTTGTGATAAAAATATAACTGAACAATTCTTCTTACGTGCTCTCATGTAATATTCTTCTACATTGTTTAGGTTTTTAGATAATACAAGATCATCCCAAACAACAAGGTGGTTGTATTCTTTGTCCATGTCGTCAAGCTTAGGCGTATTACTCATTCCTTCTTTAATTTGTATTTGTTGGAACTCACCTGATAAATAATTATATAGTGGTTCATCTTTGTTTCGTGTTACAATTGTTATATCAGCGAACGTACCTTCTCCCGTACTGAATATCTTAATTAAATTCAATAAGAAGTTTGTTTTACCAGTTCCTGATGGTGCAACAACACACATTCTAAATGGTATTTTAATATTATGAAGGTGTTCATTTGGATTTTCTACTTTATCTAAATACTTTTTTGGTATTACATCATAAAAGTTTATTATTTCTGATGCATTAACTTTAGCTTTTGCTTTTGTTGGCATTATATTATATATACAATCTTATTTTTTATATAATTACAAGTTATAATACTTTTAGTATTATAAGTAAAACTTATAATATATAAAAATTAAATTATATAATACATTATAATATTAATAATGGCAGTATATAACCCTCCAACAGAAGATTTACCAATCTTTGATAATAACGTTTTTACATCTGGTAATGAAGTACTTACAGTAGATGTAGCTAATAATAACTATTTAAAGTTTCCAATTGCTCAAGGAGCGGAGACATTGACAGACATTACCGTTCTAGGAACTGGTACATTTAACGGTACCGTTAATGTAGATAATCAATTAATAGTAACCGGGCCTATAGTTGTAGCTGATGTATTCCCAGCACCAACACAAGTAGCCTTACTAACTTCATCTCAATTAACATTTACAGATGCTTCCACAACTAATTTAATATCGTTGGACGATACACAAATACTATTGTCTTCGACAGCAACACCTAATTCAATAGATATCAAAAATAATGTTATAACACTAACAGACGTATCAGGAAGCAATACATTAACAGCCGATGATTGGACAGGTAATATTAGAACAGTTAACACAACAGCAAACTTAACACATTACCTAAATTTTTCAGATCAATCAGCAACAGGATACGGTCACCCGCAAAAAACAGCAAGTATATCATGTAATCCAGCATTAGGAAGTATTACAGCAACAACATTTAATGGAAGTATTAGTACAGCAGCAACAGCAGTTGGTGTTAATCTTACAAGTGATAATACGGCCGGTGCATATTTCGTACCGTTCAGTAAGACAACAACGGCAACTGGAAATGCTCTATATATTGATAATTCAGTTACACCATTATCATATGATCCACATACATCTCGTCTTGCATGTAATGAATTCAGTGGTGATTTATTAGGTAAAGCCGAATCATCTACATTTGTAAATACAACAAACGATAATACAAATACAGCATATAATCTTGTGTATTGTAATGGTGTAAGCGCAAATGCGTCATTATTAATTGATAGTGTAACAGGACCACTCACTTATAACCCTAGCAGTGGGAACATAGTATGTACCACAGTTACTTCAGATTTACAATGTGCTTCGACCACCGCGGCGGCAACATTTGCCGGAACAACCCTTACATTTAGTGGTGGTAATTTAACTCTACGAAATGGAAACATAACATTTACAGGCACGTCAAATACAGTTACAACACTAAACCTTTCAAGTAATCGTAATAACGCTATGTATAACATAGGAATTCGTAATAACGGTTCACTGGATACATCATTTTTGACGGGATTAGGAACAAACATATTAACTACCTATTCATCAACCTTTCTCATCCCCGCCGGAAGGTCAGCGTTAATGCGTATTGTTGTCCTTACAATTGCGGGTGTTTCTACATCAGTCGTTAGTATTGATTTATTGACATAAACACATGTTAACACATATTATAATGTTAGAAGATTATAGCAATCCAAAGTTAGTATATAAAAAAGCACGTGATATGTTTGGTCCGGATGTGATCATACAACCATCTACAAGAAAATCAAAGAAGTATATGATATTAAAACCAAATGGTAGATGGGTTCATTTTGGTCAATATGGTATGGAAGATTATACAAAACATAAAAATTTAATGAGACGAGAAGCATTTAGAACGAGAAATAGAAAATGGGCTTATAGTAGTATATTATCGCCAGCCTTCCTAAGCTTCTGGATTCTATGGTGACTATTATAATAAATATATTCCAATATTCCAATTATTCCAAAAATATTAAGGTTTTTAAAAAGTATCTACATAAGTACAATATTAGAGTATGTTTGTAAACCGGGCTGTTTTTTTGGAATTTTTGGAATGTGGAATTTATAAATATACTTAAACAATAATTGATATATATTAATAATGAAAAAATATATATCAATTGAAGGAAACATAGGAGCGGGTAAAACTACTTTAATTAATTCTATTTGTAAAAGAACAGATACAATCAGTTTTATTAAAGAAGATATTAATAGATGGACGAATATCGTACCTGATAATAACCTACTTGAATTATTCTATTATGACCCCGTTAAATATGGCTATATGTTACAACATTGTATTATTATGAATCAAATTAAAGATATCAAAACATTAGGAACTAAAGATATTATTGTAACTGATAGATGCCCTGAAGCAGCTTCAAAGGTATTTACATATACTATGCATTTATGTGGTCAACTTACTGATACTGAAGTTATATTATTTAATAATTTAAAAGATTTATTATACACCAAAGATTTGAAACCATCATTATATATATATTTACGTGGTACTCCTGAAAAATGTTTAGAACGTATTAAGAAGAGAGGTCGTAAAGCAGAGAAGGATGTATCGTACGAATATTTAGAAATGCTACACCGTGCCCATGATCAATGGTTATTACATGATAAATCTATTAATGTTAAAGTTATAGATGTTTCAGAAGATATTGATATAGATGTTTTAACAGATCAAGTTTTGGAATTAATTAATTAAACAAAATATTATTATAAAATTATAATATTAATTATTTATAATAATGTTAAACAATTTAGAGATTACAACACCAAAAACAATAAGCACGATGACCGATCCTGAGGTTGGTAATAATCATTGGTATTTAGACATGGAATCCATATTAGAAAAGATAAGAAAAAATAGCGTCATATTATCACACCATCATAAGAAGTATTACATATATCTAAAAGAAAGATTAAAATATTTTAGAATTCCTGTTATTGTATTATCATCTATAAATACTGTATTAAGTATTAGTCTTGATAAATATACACAATATGCAAGTATAGTTATATGTGGTATTAACTTGATAGTAACTATAATTAGTAGTATTGAACTATTTTTAAATATACAAAAACAAATAGAAAACAATTTAATATTACAATCTGGTTTCTATACTCTATCAATTAATATTTATAAAATATTACAATTAAATAGAACAAATAGAACTGTTAAAGGCATAGATTTTCTTAATGAGTCCTTTGATGAATATAATAGACTGTTTCATTTAAGTACACTACAAAGTATAAAAGATAGCTTAACTCCACTTGAGAAGGAGTTAGAAGATGCAGAAAGTCCTAATAGTTCAACCATTCACAATGAAACAAATATATAAAAGCATATTTATGTTATATTACATTATGGTAAATAGATATAAGAATGACAAAGAACCTCTAAGTGAGAGCGACCTATGCGGAGAAGGCTTTTACGATTCAATAAAAGATACAGTAAATAAAGTAGCAAGTTATACAGATACTGTATTACATGGAAGGAACGACTACCCACCGAAAGTTAGAAACTTAATTAAAATACACGGCGACAAGCGCATTACACGAATAACCATCGATAGAACACCAGTACCTAGTGTTTTAACAAGTGCTCTCAATGCTGTGTCATTAGGTGCATTCAAAGAAAGATTTGATAAATTACCTTATGATAAATTATTTCATCTAAGAATGGATCTAACCTTATCTGATAATACCAGAATAGCCGTTGAAAAGAACGAAGTGATTAACATGTATTTGAACCCTAAGAAAAAGAAAGGTGGTGAACAAATAGATGTGATTTTTCGCGAGACTGACCTATCCCTTAACAAGTTGTTAGCTGGTGGTTATACAATTCAAAAAAATAAATGGTTTGGATATTCAGCAAATAATAATAATTGTCAAGATTTTATATTAGCTTTAATGAACGGTTCACGTATTGGTAATGAACAAGATAGACAATTTGTAAAACAAGATACATCAACATTATTTAAAAATGATTCTTTCTTACGTAAGTTCTCTAATACAGTAACAGATATTGGAGCTAAAGTTAATGAACTAACAACCGGTACAGGTATGATATATAAAAATAAATTATCTAATAATAAATATATGAATAAACATTATAGTAGCGATTCTGACTCTTCTTCTGACGATTCTGGTTATGATTCACCTCCATCTAGAGGTTGTGGTTTACACAATGAAAATAAAATTATTAATAAAATAAATAAACTTACAAATATGTTACATAAACATCAACAAGTTCATGGAGGTAAACTTAACTTTATTAATCCATTAAAACAACTTATACATACAGTTAAAAAAGGTCATTCGTCGTCTGGTACTGGTGATCTGGTACACATCGATATTGGTTCACATAATGCAAAAGGTGATATTGAAGGTGATGGTATTAGCGGTGGTAACGTAGCATTAAGGCAATTACTTGAGAACTACAAGAAACGAGAGGATGATGATCTTAAGAAAAACATGAAGCAATTTTATAAGGATCGTAACGATGAGATTGCCGCTTTAGGTAAGAAAGTCAAAGCTCTACCTAAATATGGGAAGCATGTAGGAAGTGGATTTAAGAAAGGATCACAAGAAGCAAAAGATCACATGGCTCGTATCCGTGGTTTACGTCGCAAATAACTACACTAACTATTAAATATTAATATTCCAATATTCCAATATTCCAAAAATAACACTATATTTTAAAAAGTATCTACATAATAGTAATATTAGAGTATGTTTGTAAAACGGGCTGTTTTTTTGGAATTATTGGAATGTGGCATAAACAGATATTTACTATATATGATATATGAAATACTATATATACAAGATTTATGATAATAACAATAAAGAAGAGTTCTACATTGGGTCTACTAAGAATTTTAGTTCACGTATGAGTCACCATAAGAAGAATGTACGTAATAAAGTAGGTAAGTTATATTGGTGTAAGGTTTATCAATACATTAGAGCTAACGGCGGATGGGACAATTTCACTAAAGATATTATAGAAGCTGGAACATGTAGCGATTGTAAATTTATTAAGCAAAAAGAACAATACTATATAACATTACATAAACCAACATTAAATTCTATATCGTCATGTATAACAGAGTTAGTACTTAAAGATATATTATCTAATAATGATACGGTAAATGTTCCTGGTCCTTGATTGTTTTTATTCATTTGATATTCATTGATAACAAGGAAACCGTGCCTATGTGTTTAATGTATATAAATATATATTAAAAATCCACGCAAATATATTTTTTATATACCACATAGGTATTTAAAAGATTATTTATATAATATAATATAATGACTACTGAAGAACCTAAGGTAATTTTTAATGATTCGTCTATGTACGCCTCTAATATTGAATGGAGAACAGACATTAAAGAAGAACCAATTAATGAATATGAAAAGAATATGCTATCTAATACTAAAAATACTACTCAATTATTAGAAGAAGAAAAAGAAGAGAAACCATTAGAATTAACAGAAAAACAACGTGAACAGATCAGACGTAATGAGTATATTACACGAGTCAAAGTAGTTTCTCTTCATAATATGAAATTACACCCATTATATAACGCTTCTTACTTATCACATCGTGAAAAACAAAAACTTATTACTGAAATGGAAAATGTTATGAAGCTTTCAGATCATGAAATATTAGATAAATTTAACGATATTTGTAATGATGTTTTATTTAATACAGGAGCTGATGTTACTTCATATCCTGTATATAACAGAGTTTATGACGCTTAATATAATAATAATAATAATAATAATAATAATAATAATAATAATAATTTAATAATAATTTAATAATAATTTTATACTTAAAAATATTTAAATATATAATTCTTAGTTATTGTTATAATTAAAATAATGAGTGGAAAACCAAATAGATACGCTTCTGACCCAGCAATGTATAGGGATCAATATATGGAAGCATTAGAATTACGATCTAACATAGATGATATGAACCTTCAAGCAAACAAAACATATAAGGCTACAGGACAACTCCCTCCAGTATCACAAATGCCTGAAACTAGAACTACTTCAGAAATTCTAGTAGATAATGAAAGACTTAAAATTGACCTTGTTAAAATTTTAGCACCTATAGCTGATTCACAACTCGCATTAGCTATAATACAACGTCTACAGAACTCACCGTTTAATTCATCAGGTAGTTTATTTACATTTTTTGCACAAAGAGCTCCTGAGATTGTTAAACAACTTCAAAAATCATATTCTTTAAAAATTAAAGGTGATCAAAATGATATCGAAACATTTGTCAGTTTTGTTGAATCAATGTTTACACAAACAAAATCAATGACGTCTACCGTATCTGATTTTTTTAAGAATTCTGGTAAGAATGAATATAATATATTAGATGCTAAAGATTTTAATAAAATATATTTATTTTTTAATAAAATATATGCTAAATTATCAACAATAGCAAAACCATCTAGCGAAATTGGTAAACAATGTAATAGAATAGCAAAATCATTATCAACATATAGTAAGTTTTTATCATATTCAGAAATGATTGATAATGTAAAACAAATTATTACACTTGATCCTGAAAAATTTAATATAATAGAATCGGGTAATCGATTAAATATGCTTGACGCTTTTTATGATATAAATACAAGATATATGGAAATATTACAATCATTTCCTAGTGAAAATCGTTTATATACATTATTGGAACAATTAGACAACGCAAGTAAAAATAAACAGACTGATTTAGTTTCTAATATATTATTATCAATAGAAGGTCTTGTTAATATGACTGATGAAATAACAACTTTAAATGATGATATTAAAGAATATAAAAAACAATTAAAAATCATAAATGATCTAAATATTAGTAAAACTCCAGACAATCTTAATACTATGTCTATTGAACAGTTACAAATTTTAAATCAGGCTACAACTGATAAAATCAGATATCTTGATGATAAAATAAATGATGAAAATATCAACGAAGATACAAAAGAAAAATATACATATAATAAAAATATATTATTAAATCAGATTAATGATATTCAAAAAAATATTCAGGAAAAATTAGATGAACAAGAAAATAATGGTGACGTCGAAGATCAACCACCTAATTATCCACCTCCTACATCTCCTCTGTCTTCTCCACCTGTTGATCAATCACCTCCTCCACTTCAAGGACCGTCACCAAAATCAATATTAAGAGATAAAATTGAAAAATCAAATAGACAAATACAAGAAAAAGAAACATTTATTAATGAAATGAAAGCTAAAATAGAAAAAAGTAAAAATAAAGAACAACTTCTTGCAGCAATAGCTATACGTGAAAAAAGATTAGAAGAACTTACAAAAACCCGCGATGAACTAGAAGCAGAATTGAAAAGTATGTCAGGTAATGGATTTACGAAAAGACGAGGAAGACCACGAGGTTGTGGAATCGTAAAACAAAAGCCATATTCAGAAAGCGTCAAAGCTCATGTATCATATGATAAAGGTATTATGGAAAGTCCAAGATTTGTTAAGTTTGGTAAATATTTAATCAATAATCATAAACTTAATAATGATGATATATTTGCATTGAAACAACCATCAGGTGGAGCTTTACAAGAATTCCCTAGTGTTAGACTTTCAAAGCAATTAAGTAATGTAATAAAGAAAATGGTAGGTGGTGGCGTTCCATCGTATAATGACCTTAACGGATTATCAGAACCAGAAAAAGCATACTTACATAAAGTATCTACACGATCTAACATCGTTGATAAATTCAGTATACCAGCACCTAGTAAAGATCAATATGAGAAAGACATACATGAATTTGAAGTTTTAAAAGGTGAAATCATGGCAGGTAATGATAGTAAAGAACTAATTAAGAAATTCAAATTACATTTAATGAAATTATCTAAGATGGGTTCACTACCTAAAAGAGAAGTATCTGAAGTAATGGAAGAACTTTTACAAATGGGTTATTAAACCAATTAAACAGTAAATTACATTATTATTATATAACTAAATGTCAACAGCAGGAATATATAATTATCACCCTAAGGTAGAACATCCTAATAAAGTGTTTAATCAAATGGAATCAGGAGGATTTCAATCACCTTTCTTCTTTGGTGGATCTCAAGTACCATTAGAACTTAATCATCTAAGCGGATCAGGTGTTAAAACACCATATATAAGTCATACACGTCATGCTCGTGGTATGGATGCACAATGTAGAGGAACAGGATTAACTGTACATAAAAATCATAAAATTTATTTACCAAAATATATGAGTAGTATTTCTAAATAAAGTTACTAAAGTATGATAAAACATTATTATTATTTATATTTATAATAAAAATGTTTGTATTAGTATTTAATCAATCTAACCTCGTCAACGATGGACAAAATAATAAACTTGTTTATAAGTTTCCTAATTCAGTAGTACTCAAAGATAAATATGTAGCGGTATCAAGTATATCTATGTTTTATAGTTGGTTTAACATCACTACTGGTTTTAGTAATAATATAATTACGTATACATGGACCGCATTAGGTGTTACAACTACATATACAGTAGTCATACCAGATGGGTTATATGAAATACCTGAATTAAATAATTTCTTTCAATTTACAATGATACAGAACGGTACATATTGGATAACATCAACCGGATCTAATGTTTACCCTTTTGAAATCCTTGTTAATCCTACAAGATATGCTATTCAACTAAATACATATCTTGTTCCTTCTGCTTTACCAGTTGGTGCATCTGTTCCTGGTAACTTTCCTGGATGGCCTACCATCCCTCAGAATCCAGTAATTACATTTCCTGCATCATTTAACATAATTGTTGGATTTCCTGCTGGCTTTGTATCAAATGCAAATCTTAATAATGCATATGTACCAACATCACCATCTGCTGCCACAAATTATGCTTCTAAAACTGCTGCTGGAACACTAAGTTACCTATCTAATGTAGCACCACAAGTACAACCAAACAATACAGTATTACTATCATTATCTAACATCAATAACCCTTATACACAACCATCGAGTATTATATATAGTTTAAATCCCGCTGTTGCTGTAGGCGAACAGATCTATCAAACCCCTCCTAATTTCATGTGGAACAGAATGATTGATGGAACATATAATGAATTACGATTGACCTTCTTAGGTAATAACCTACAACCTTTACCAATTGCTGATCCAAATATGACTATCCTTCTAACAATTAGGGACCGTGACGAGGGTTTCTTAGCCGGTAAATAAACCTAATTCCAAATTCCAATATTATTATAGTTTTTACAAACCTTTTCTAATATTGTATTTATGTATATAGTTTTTAAAATCATTAATATTTTTGGAATAATGGAATATTGGAATATATATATTTAAACAATAAACGATATATATAATTAAATGAACAATTTAGAAGATAGTAATTATCTAAATAGAATGTATGATGATATGAATTCAGTAAGGAATACATTAATGAATGATTTGAAAAATGATAAAGAATGTATAAAAGAAAGAATTATTAATCAAAAGATCGCATGTATAGACGTCATATTAAAGAACATTTTAAAATATAGAAATATAAATACAAAGGAAAAATTAAAAGCTGATCTATAACGTTTAAAAACATATTATTTATTTATTTATATTAATTAATGGTTTACAATAATGTAAAGTTTCATAAATTACCTTTCTCTAATGCAAAGGTAAACCCTCATTTATCTAGAATTTCAACTGCTGGTACTGGTCTCGGTACCGGTATGGGTTCTGTATTACTTCGTACTGCTGGTGGTGGTGCTGGATCATCATACTCAGATATGGATGACTATATTAGAACTACTGGTATCAATCCTTATAAACGATCAAGTGTAACACAACCAAGTGGAGAAGGTCTTAAATCTCTAACATCAAAACTCGGTAACCTTTCCATCATACCAGATAAAAACAGAAAAAAGAAAATAACGATGTCTTTTTAAACAATGATTCTAACTTTAATAATCACATATATTTATTTTTATATCTAATACTATTTAAAAATAAAGATACAATATAATATTATATAATAATTATGTCTGATAAACTCGTATTCGATTTAGCTCAAGAAGTAGAAGGATCACCTTCTGTCTTCGTTCGTAAAGATTGGCTTAATATTCTTGACAATCAAAATCAAAACTACAATAACAATCAAAGTATTATAGATACTTCACAACTATCTAACTCTAATAAATATATGTCATATAGAGAAGCATATCTATCTATTCCATTTTTAATATCGTTTGGTAATATTAGTCAAACACAAACAGCCGCAAATACATTGGCATCACTTACACCATTCGCACCCAATCAGTCTGGAACATCTGCTGATTATTCTGTTGGATTAAAAAATTGGTTTGGTCAAATTATTCATTCATTTACATTGGATTACAACGGAACTACCATTATCCAACAAACACCGTATATTAATATGTGGAATTCATTCAAATTAATGACATCGTTATCTCTTGATGATATTAATACTCAAGGTGCTACTATTGGATTTTATCCAGACGATGCATTATCGTGGCAATTTGTTGCAGCATCAGCAACACCAGTTGCGGCTGGTCCAGGACAAGGTGTGTGTAATAATACAAATTTCATTGCTGATACAGTTGTTACCGGTGCATTTAATAATTTCTCATCTGGTAAAGGAAATGAGGGATTTTTGAGAAGACAACAATTAATTAATTTTGATATATCTGGTATTATCGGTACCGGATCTACATACGGTACACTTATTACTGGTTCGGAACCCGGATCAATTGTAGGTAATTTATGGAAATCATTTATTTCACGTAAAATAGATCAAACTGGTCTTACTAATGCAACCGGTGGTCTAATTCAATATACTGTTGTAGCAACTGTATATCTTAAACATATTCATAGTTTTTTTAATATGTGCCCTCTTCTTAAAGGTGTATTTATGAAAATGACAATGAATTTAAATAATACATCTACCACATTTATTGCGGTTAGTACCACAACTGATGCTAACCCTGGAGTAACAACCGCAACCGGTTTTACATGTACCGGTGTTTCGAATCCATTAGGTGGTGTAAATCCACTTATGTTTGCATCTGCTGCCGCATCGAATGGATCTGCTACACTTGGTTTATACGCTACCGGTGCTGGTGCTACTGGTGTAACCGCGGCTACTATAAATACACGTTCATATAAAATGAACATATCTGTTGGTGCAACTTGTCTAGATAATAACATCAATACTATTAATAATGGTGGAGGTCTTGCTTCAAAAAGCGTATATCTATACATTCCGGCATATACATTTAATCCGGTTTTTGAACAAGCGTATTTATCATCACCTGTTAAACAAATTAAATATACTGATGTATATCAATATCAAGTTCTCAATATTCAACAAAATGCACCGTTTAACAATTTATTAACGAATGGAATTGCTAATATTAAATCAGTGTTAGTTCTTCCTTTTTATTCATCAACTGTTTCAGCAACACCTGTATCATTATTAGGTACGCAGTTGAGTCCAAATACTGGTTTTATTTCTGGTACTCCTGTTTGGCAATCTCCATATGATCCCGCGGGAACTGGTCCAACTTCACCGTTGTGTTGGCTTACTAACTTTAACATTCAAGTATCTGGTCAAAATGCTATCTATAACACTCAACGTTATAACTTTGAACAATTTAACAACCAACTTTATGGACAAAATGCCGTTAACGGTGGTCTTACTGACGGTATTACATCTGGTCTTATTGATAGACAATCGTTTGATATGTGTTACTCATATTATTATGTTAATGTTGAACGTATGTTACCTGTCGAAATGAGTGTACCTAAATCTATTCAAATACTTGGCCAAAACTTATCATCAAGATCAATTGACCTTTATTGTTTTATTGAATATGGGGTTGAGGTGTCGATCGATGCATTAACTGGGGCCCGCGTCTAAACTCTCTCTAAGTATTAATTTATACCGTATTGGTTTAAAGAATTGTGTATTATATATATTAATGAATAATAATACAGAATTTGAGTTTATTAAAGGTTACGAAAACCTATATAAAATTAATAAAAACGGTGAAGTATATTCATGTAGATATAATAAACTTAAAAAACATTTGATTACCGATGATGGTTATTACTTTGTTTCTATAACAAAAAATGGTATTAAACATAAAGGTAGAATTCATAGATTATTAGCATTACAATATCTTGATAATCCTAATGAATTACCTGAAGTGGATCACATTGATAGAAATAGATCAAATAATAATTTAACTAATTTACGATGGGTTACTCGTGTTGAGAATAGAAATAACAGAGCTGATATTATTATTAATAAATCAGACGAAGAACAACTTGAACGATTAAATAACATTAGAGAATATAAATGTGAATGGGCAGAGAAAAACAGAAGAGAAAAAGGATGTAAAATTAAATCAGAAATGACTAAAACTAAAGATCCGCATTATAAAGCCGAATGGTCTAAGAACATGAGAGCAACTGAAACAGACGAACATAAAGCAGAACGTTTGAGAAAGAGAAGAGAAGCCTATGCTAAAAAAGAACAGACTGAAGAACAAAAAGAGAAGGCTAGAGAAAGAGCTAGGAAACAAAGAGAGAAAAAGCAAGTAGCTTAATTTATAATGAACTAAATATTTTATATTAATAAACAAATAAAATATTAATTTCAACTTTTGTATTTTAATCAATTATTAACATGCATTATTTTTTGATAATTATAAACATTTAAAAGAGTATTATCATGTAATTACATATGCATATTTTACCAATTGACGCAAGCCCTATGCAACTTAGAAAGCTTAGGAATGGACACAATGTCCGTATTAAAAAAGGAACTGGATTTAACCTTATAGTCCATCCTGAAAACTACCATTTAGCAAGTAAAGCATTTGCTAAAAATAAAGGTATAGAAGTGAAATTATCACCAGAAGAAATTGATGCAAACAGACAAACATCACCAGAAGAACACATGCAACTGAAAGAAACACAACCAGAGATGGCCGGAGAAGGTATTTTTGGAAAGAAATTTGATAGATTTTTAAAGAAAGCTGGTGTTAAGAAGATAGCCTATAAAGTAGGCGATGTATTGAAACCTATCGCAAAGAAAGGGATTGATATGGGTATTAAAGCTGGATCACAAGCATTAGCCGAATACGCACCTGAACTAGCACCTGTATTACCTGAAGCTGGTAGTAAGTTATCTGGATTAGCTAGTGATTATATGGATCATCCGGGAAAGTATCAAGGAAAAGGACTTAGTAATTATGGTCGCATGGGTAGAGCTGGTGTTCATGCAATGGATGCTGCACAAGCATCAGCCAGTATGAGCGGCGATGCAATTACTGCAAGAAGAGGACTCATTCCGCAAGAAGGATTATCAGGAATGGGATTAGGCGGAAGACTTGGACATCGTGAACACGGAAGTATTGGTCGTGGTGCTGGTATGATTCATTTTCTACCACCTGCATTGATCTCACAACCTTTGAGTGCTAATTTTCAGATGTCACACTTCTTACCTGTTCAATATCAAAAATATAACGATGGTCCCGGTATGGTAATTGGTGCCGGACTTGGTGGCGGACTTTACGGCGGTGGGCTTTATACCTACTAATTAATAAATATATATTCCAATATTCCAATATTCCAAAAAAAAGGCTATATTTTAAAAAGTATCTACATAAGTACAATATTAGAGTATGTTTGTAAAACGGGCTGTTTTTTTGGAATTATTGGAATGTGGAATTATTGACGGATATGTCGCGATACGGACTTAAAAATATAATGTTATATATGTGTAATATAAACAATGTCATTAACAGATACTCAAATTATAGATTTAGCCCGTAAAATGTCAGTTCCATTAGCTGACGTGTGTTTCAAGGACGAACTAGAATCACCACTAGAATTTAACAAATGTTACATCATCAACATAGAAGATAGCGTAG